AATATTCAACTTTGATGAGGACGCAAAGGAAAGATTAGAAAATTATTTAAATAATTTTTGGGAGTTTAAGATAATAAAAGATGGTTGAAATAATAACACAGTATAGAAAAGATTGGACTATGTTCACTCTTGCGTCGCTACTCGATAAACAGCACGAGGACTGGCGTTTGCATATTTATGTGGACGAGGTACATTGGAAAGACCGAGAAGTTAGGTGGATGCTAGACAACTTTAAAAACATTCGAATATATGAATCTCATTGGGCGATGGACGACACCGCAAAACAGATGTGTCATCTTAAGAATTGGTGGAGTGATAAAACTCCTGGTTTAGGTAAAAGATTAATTTTTGCAAATGGAAATAGAATTTTCAACGGAGATGTCATAGGTAACAATCTACCGCCAGAAAATTTTTTCAAGAAGAATATCTCGTTCTTATCGTGGAAGAAAGTTTTTAACGAACACCCACGCTATAAATCATACTATAAAGTTCTTAATGCGCCGCTAGAGGCTAATAATCCAATGGAGTTCGACCCGGAATTTGTTATTATAAATTATGATATGCTAAAAAATATGACTGATGATGACATATTCATGTACGATAATGAATACCCTATCCAGACAGGTATTGACCAAAAGATTGCAAACTGTGCTAATTTTCAACTTCTAAAAAGTCTAATGACTTACAGTTGGAATAGTATGCCTACTTATATGAATGGTAAAAATGATTTCTTAATAGAAAATGATGCAATAGGATTAAAAGACCTTGTAAACTATAATGTAATGTTAAGAAAGTGTTATACTCTTAATATTCAACATAAGTGGTTATCAGAGGACTATCACAGAATGCCTACTGGAATACAGTTAGGTATACCTTGGGATATGTATACATCACTAATTGATAGAATACCTTTACAGTTTAGAAATCATGAATTAAATGAAAAACTACTAATCAAATCTAATAAACAAAAACAAGTTTTAGAAAAAATATTAAAAGTAGGATTTAGGTTAGGTAAGATTTAAAAATTCTTTTTCTAAGTCAGATAATATAATCCATTCAAGAATACCCTTATCTCTCATCTCAAGAACTAACTCTTTTTCTTTAGGGTTATGTGGATTCATTTTTACAGTAGATACAGGCATATGCCAACTAGATGGGTGGTCTTCTCCTGTTTTAAATGGTAAAGACTTAGAGAAAAAATCAAAACCTATCAAAGTAAGACTCTTATAATTACATTTACGAATAAAAAATAAAATTGCCCAAAAACCAGCAGAGGGTCTCCAACCTAGTCGTTCATGTTCAACTACTCCTAACTCTTTATTTATTTCTAATATTTCTTCATCTGAAAACATAGTAATATGGTCAAACTTTGGAGTTCCTGCTTTTGCAGGTCTATCCATATGTATTCTACATCTATTATGTAATTTTAAACTATCCTCAAAAAATCTAGAAAAATTTTGTCTTAAATATCCTGTAATCCAAATATCAGTTCTACTTCCTATTCTATCTTTATTTTCTTTTCTAGGATATCCTTGTCCAAATCGCACTATAGTATCATAAGACTCTATCTTATCTCTAAGATTATATTGTAAAATTTCAACGGAGTTTCCTACTAAAAGGATTCTTTTGTTTTCTGTAAGTTCTTGTAGTGTTTTAGCCATTCTGTTGAGTAAAGCATGTTATCATGTATATCTAACCACGGTCCACCATCTGTAAAGTGAACTGCTCTTGCAGAGGGAAACTGATAATAATTTACCATAGCATTATATTCTGCAGGCAAATCTCCAATCTCACTTGCCCAAGCAAATTCGTGAAGGTCTTTTGCAGACCAAGAGTTCACAAGTTCACTGGTTAGAGTAAAACATTTTTCGTTATTAAAATACATGAGAGATGACCAATATTTTTTAGGATAAGCCATGTTTGCTTTTCCTCTCATCTTCTCATGCGGTGTTGTTAAAAATGGAGGGTGTTTGACTACCCACACACTAGGAGATTGAGAACTCTGTTTAACTAAGTCTTCGATTTCTTGTGGGTCACATCTCCACATAAAATCTCCATCGCAAAATAGTGCGTAGCCTTTCCACTCACATAAGGCAGGTATGAGGAATCGAGTGAAAGCAAACTCTGTGCTTTCACCTTGATACGGTCTATTATATAAACCTTGCTCCTCTAACTCTGATTTTATCAAAGGTATAATTTCGTGATTCGGGTTGTGTTGTCGTATGGACTCTGCGCATACTTCAAATGCTTCAGGATATTCTGTCTCGAATCCTACAAAGATTTTCATTTCTTTAATCTACTGCCCAAATCATTAACATATGCCTGTCTTGCTGTCTTTAATGCTGCAAGTTGATTCTGTGTTTCAGCTATTTTAGCATCACAGTAATTCATTGCCTGGACTAAAGACTTTTCTTCATCGGACATGTTATCGATTTTATACTCTTTATCGTCAATCGTAATTGTACTCATTTAAATATATCCTGCCAATTTCCTTGTGTACTAGCCTTAGCATACTCGGTAGCACGGTTTTCAAAAAAGTTGGTATGCTCAACTGCGTTAACTTGCATATCAATCCAAGGTAACGGATTTACTGTACTTTTAAAGATAGCTTTCATTCCAAGACCGAGTAATCTTCTATCGGCAATGTATCGGATATATTCCTTTACTTCCGCCGCAGTTAGGTCTGGTACTGTGACTTTATCAAAACAGACATCAATAAATTTATCTTCTAATTCTACGGTACGCTCAGCAGCGCAGTAGATTTCATACTTTAATTTATCGTTCCACAGTTCTGGATTCTCTCTCATAAAAGTTCTAAATAGTTCTGATAAACCCTCTACATGTAAGGATTCATCTCTTATTGACCATGTAACAATCTGACCCATACCTTTCATAAGATTATGTCTAGGATAGTTTAGAAGTATAGCAAAACTACTGAATAGTTGTACTCCTTCTGTAAATCCACTATAGACTGCCATAGTCTTTGCCATGTCATGTTTTGTTTCCATGTTAAAATCTGTTAGATAATCATGTTTATCTGACATCGCTTGTATATCAAAAAACTCTTGGTACATATCATCTGATTTACCTAAAGTTTCTAGTAGTAAAGAATATGCTTCTTGGTGAACTGCTTCCATTGCAGCAAAGCTCACTAACATCATTCTTACTTCTGGTTGTTTGAATGTTGGTAGATAATGCTTGGCATATCCACAACATACATCAACATCTGCTTGTGTAAAGAATCGAAAGATATTATCTATCAATAGTCGTTCATCTGCAGACAGTTTTTGGTTATAGTCCTTTATGTCATCTTGAAGTGGTACTTCATCAGGAAGCCAGTGCATTTGTTGTTGCCTCTTGTACTTCTCAAAAGCCCACGGATAGACAAAAGGCTTGTAGTATTCTCTTTCATCTAATAAGTTCATTTATCCCTCACAGCTTAGACAATCTTCTTGCTCAAAGATTATCTCTCGTTTAGCCTGAGCAGTTACATTATCAGCACGGCTGATAGCTTCACTTCTCAAGTAATACAATGTTTTTAAATTTTTTGCCCATGCCAACATATGTATATTGTGTAAGTCACCTTTATTTACATCTGGTGGAAAGAACAAGTTTACACTTTGCGACTGACAAATAAATTGCTGTCGCTGAGATGCGTGTTCGATAATCCAGGCTTGATTGATTTCAACTGCTGTTTTGAAAACATCTTTCTCCCAGTCATCTAGTATTTCTAGATGTTGAACACTACCTCTGTTTGCAATAATACTTTTCCATGTATCTTCGTATATACCTGTATGACCAATCTTACTCATAAGTATTTTATCTAAGTATTTATTTTTTACTAGATTACTTCCTGATTTGGTTTTCTGAGTATATGCGTTTGCCCTAAAAGGCTCGATACTTGGAGAAGTATTACCACATAGAATACTAGAACTAGCATTTGGTGCGATTGCAAGTAAGTGTGCATTTCTCACAGAAGCAGTATCATCATCTGGACATGCTCCTCTTTCTATTGCTAATTCTCTAGTAGTTATATCTGCGTTTGATTTTATATATTCAAACATTTCTAAATTCATTTGGTTTGCCATTGCACTCTCAAAAGGAGTATTGTTCTTTTGTAGATATGCATGGAAACCCATAGCTCCTAGTCCAATGCTTCTCTCCCTATACGCACTAAACTTAGCTTTTTCTAATTGACTTGGTGCAGACTCAATAAAGTATTCTAATACATTATCAAGCATACGAATCAAGTCTGGTATAAATGCAGGGTGATTTTTCCACTCGTCATAATACTCTAAATTTACACTTGAAAGACAACATACTGCTGTTCTTTCATCATTTGTAGCTAGTGTAATTTCACTACAAAGATTACTATGGTGTACCTGGAGTCCTTTTCTTTTCTGAAACTCTGGTAACGCATTTTGTACCGCATCTTCAAACATCAAGTACGGCTCACCAGTCTCCATACGGTTTTGCAAAATCTTAACCCATAATGCACGAGCAGAAACAGTTTTAACGGTCTGCTGAGTATGAGGGTCAATAAGATTATAGCTATCGTCAAAATCTGGAGTTCTAGTGGCGTTATGTATAAGTTGCATAAAATCGTCAGGAACCACCACAGCATGATGCAGATTAAGGCATTTGCGATTAGTATCACCGCCAGTAGGCTTACGAACATCTAGGAACTCCTCTATTTCGGGGTGTGACATATGTAGATAAGCAGCATAGCTACCCCGTCTAGTTACACCTTGTGAAAATGCTAACATCTCACTATCTACAACTTTAACAAAAGGAATCACACCTGTAGACTCAGAGCCTTTTGATGTTCTTGTTCCTGAAGAACGAACATCACTCCAAGTACCACCGATACCGCCACCAAAACTACTTAGAAAAGCATTTTCGGTAAAGTGGTCTGTAATCCCTTCTCTACTATCATCAACATAGTTTAGAAAACAACTAATAGGTAATCCTCTCTTTGTACCACCATTAGATAGTACAGGTGTTGCAAACATAAACCACATTTGACTAACATAATCGTATAATCGTTGGGCGTGTGCTTCATCATCTGCAAAAGCTTCAGCAGCTCTTGCAAAGGCTTCTTGTGGTGATTCTTCACCAGGTATCATATAACGGTCTCTTAGTGTCGCTAGTGCGAACTCATCTAACAGACTGTCTCTTTTATAATCTATCTTTACTGACATAATTTTCTACCAATCCTAATATTTCATCTTTATGACCAAGCACTGCGGCTCCAGTATCATACATTAAATCCATAAGTTTGACACCGATTTCTAATCCATCACTTCCGAACTCATTTAAGTTCTGAATGTACTTGTATCTTCCATCGATAGGCAAACTCGCCATAATATCAAAAACATCTCCGTACTGTTGTATTAGACCTGTTGCTCGTTTAGGGCCGACACCAGTAACTCCTGGAACATTATCTCCTTTATCTCCTGTTAAGCACTTATAAGTAAGAAAGTACTCAGGGTCAAAATCATAGTGTTCGTCCCAGTTATGTACGGTTGTTTCTTTTCTTGTTACAGTCGAAAAACGACTGACCTTATCATTGATAAGTAAATCCCAGTCTTTATCAGAAGATATTAACCATATCTCATCAAGACCAAGATTCTCTCGATTTTGAACTATGAGTGAGGCAATATCATCAGCTTCAACACCTCTGTATTTGAGCGTAAGATATCCCTTGCTTTTCAGCTGTTTCATAGTCAAACTAAATTCTTGTAAAAACTCCAAGAACTCTTGTTCTTCTTCTGGAGTTTGTTCTGCATATCGTTCTTTACGATTTGCTTTGTACTCTGGATAAATCTCTTTTCGATAGTCACTTCCACCATCTCCAAGTACAACGATTTC